AAAATAAACTTGCACGAATAGCCAATACGTAGTATAAGTACCTTCATACCGGGGAACAATTCGGTTTAGTAGACAGCCCCCGCTGACACATAGAAGACTACTAAACTTATACTTTCTATGAAGGAAACTAATATGTCACGTACTACATTCTCAGGCCCAGTCAAATCAGGTACTATCAAGTACAACCAGTATAAAAACACTGGTACAACTGTTTTAAAGCAAATCCAAGTTGTTCCTTTCAATACTACTTTAACTTCAACTGTTACTAACTACTTACCTTCTGGCTGCCAGTTACTTAATGTTGTTGTTGATGTCTTAGTTGCCTTTGACTCAGCCACCTCTGCTACATTAACTGTAGGTAAAACCGCTGCTGGTACTGAATACGCTTCTGGTGTTAACGCTAAAACCTTAGCGAGAACTACCCCTACTTTTACTGCTGCACAGCTTCTTGCTATGCAATCAACTACATTAGACGTATCTAGTGCCATCACTGGTGAATCAGCTTGTTCTGCTATTGTTACTACTATTACTTCTGTAGGTCAACCTACTGCAGGTTCTGTTGTCGTAACTTTGATTTACGCACAGCCTGATGATCGTTCAACTACGTTTGACGCATAATAATTAATTAGTCTAGGGGGCCAGAGTTGATCGACCTTGGCCTTAAACGAGAACGCATAAACCCGCCCTTGATTTTATACATATAGGAGATTAGTTATGGCTATGCAAACAGACGTAAAATCAGCAGCGTGTGGAGCAGGTGCAAGCACAACGGTATTTACAGGTCGAACAAGGCTAAAAGGTTTAACTATCAGTTTTGCTTCTGGTGGGACTGTTGTTGTTACTGACGGCAATGGTGGCGCAACTTTATATTCTTTTACAGCCCCTGCAGCGATTGGGGCAACAAATGTACTTATTCCCGGAGAAGGTGTTTTAGCTTACAATGGGTTATACGTTACTACCGCAGCGTTAACAACCGCTTCTGTGTTCTACGGCTAAGGTATGGAACATCAAAGATCAGATGATCCAGCAATGCAAACAGTACGAGAGTTGGCTACCCACACTGCTGATATTAAGCATATACAAACTGACATGGATAAGATGGTTAAAGATATTGAAGAGATAAAAGATGCTCTTAGAGATATTAGCATTACATTATCTGAAGCTAAAGGCGGTTGGAAGCTGCTATTGGTGGTTGGTGGACTTGGCGCATCTGTAGCAACAGTGGTTGCTTGGATACTAGACTTTCTAAAACACTAATGGCTACTAAAAAAGCTCCAGTTTTATCAGTAGGTAGAGGCGAAAAGTTACCTGTATCTAAGGGCGCAGGTTTAACAGCAAAAGGTAGAGCCAAGTATAACAATGCTACAGGCTCTAACTTAAAAGCTCCACAACCTGAAGGCGGCCCAAGAAAGAAATCATTTTGTGCCCGGATGTCAGGTATGAAGGGCACTATGAAAGATGAAAGCGGTAAGCCTACACGTAAGGCAGCAGCATTAAAAAGATGGAAATGCGGTGCCAAGTAAAAGTAAAGCTCAAAGAAATCTAATGGCAGCTGCCGCGCATAACCCAGCCTTTGCTAAGAAAGTTGGCATCCCTGCAAAAGTAGCTAAAGAATTTAATCAGGCCGATAAAGGCAAAAAATTTAAACAAGGTGGCGAAATGGCTGTTAAAAAGTTTGACCCAAAGAAATTATTTAAAGGTAAAGAGTCTGTAGGCGAAGAGCTTAAAGAAGCTAAAGCCATTAAGTCTGGTAAGATCACCCCTATGCAATACGCTAAAGGCGAGAAGTCTGAGCCTGTAAAGAAAATGAAAGAGGGCGGTTTAAGTATGAGTGCACGTAAATCTGCTGATACAGAACGCTCTTCCGCTACAGTTAAGAAAACCCCTTCAGAAATGATTGTGGATGATATAACTAAAGGTAAATCACCAACTATCCCTAAAGAATTACAAAAGCCAGACGGTAAAAAGAAAGGCGGCGTAATTAAAAAAATGAAAGCTGGTGGAAGCTGCTATAAAGAAGGTGGTTTCGTAAGAGCTGCTGATGGTTGTGCAACTAAGGGCAGAACAAAAGGTGTTTTTAGATAAATGTATTATACCTATGTCCACTGTACGCCAAGTGATAGTATATTTTATGTTGGTAAAGGAACATTAGCGCGAGCTAGAAATCCTAATAAAACTAGAAATAATTATTATATGCGCACAGTGGCTAAATATGGAGTTAAAAATATTGGTATTTCTATTATTGAATGTTCAACAGACGCAATAGCGCTTGAATTAGAGATAGGAATAATAAAATGTTTAAAAAGAATGGGTGTTAAATTAACAAATTTAACTGAAGGCGGTGAAGGTAAACGGGGATGCCCTAACTCTAAAGAGGCATATGTTCGTTCGGCTGCAACTAGAAAAGGCTATACCCATAGTGAAGAAACTAAAAAACTTATAAGTTTAGCTAACTCTGGAAAAATAACGTCAGATGAAACAAAAGTTAAATTAAGTGTTATTTTTAAACAACGGCCTTTACACCCTAATTTTTTAGATGCTCAAAAAGGGCGAGTAGGTATTTTAAATAGTCACGCTAAAGAAATATATGGGTACCATCATGACTTTGGTATAATGCAATTTGACACTTTAACAGCCGCCGCTACTTATATAAATGGACATGCTAGTAAAGTCTGTCGATCTGCCAAAACTACGATGCGACATAAGGGTTGGCAATTCCGTTATACTTTAAATGACATTAACGAGGTATATAATGCTGCTTAAAAAAGATACCAAATTTAAACTTGTCGGGCATCCTTGTGAGAAGTAGCAGAGGTATGGGTGATATTAACCCTAAAAAAATCTCTAAGAAGAAAGGGGGAGTTGTAAAAAGCTTCCCTCCTCTTACCAAAAATAGACGGGCTAAGAAATGACCACTACAGGTACAGCATTATTTAATCTTGATCTATCTGAGGTTATTGAAGAAGCATTCGAACGCTGCGGCTCTGAACTTCGCAGTGGATATGATTTCAAAACTGCCCGTAGGTCATTAAATCTTTTATTGATGGACTGGGCAAATAAGGGTATAAATTTATGGACTGTAGAAGAGGGTTCAATCCCTATGGTTACAGGACAAGCTGTATACAACCTGCCCGTAGATACTGTTGATTTACTAGACCAAGTGATACGTACAGGCACAGGTCAAAATCAATCCGATATAACAGTATCAAGAATTTCAGGTTCTACCTATTCGACAATCCCTAATAAGACTGCGTTAGGTAAACCTATCCAAGTTTGGATAAACAGACAATCAGGTGCGTTAACACCCACAGGCGTAGCCTACCCAACAATTAACGTATGGCCTACCCCACAATCTCCGGGCAATCAGTACAGCTTTATATACTGGCGCTTAAGAAGATTGCAAGATGCTGGCGATGGTGTTAATACACAAGACATACCCTTTAGATTTTTACCTGCGCTTATCGCAGGGTTAGCTTACTACCTATCTATGAAACTACCGGGTGTTGATATGAACAGGGCGGTTGCATTAAAAGCTGTATATGATGAGCAGTTTGATTTGGCGGCCCAAGAAGATCGTGAAAAAGCGCCTGTACGTATGGTGCCTAGAATGTCGTTTAACTAATGAGTTCTAAGTACGCTCGTGGTAAGATTGCGATTTCTGCATGCGATAGGTGCGGAATGGAATTTCTGTTAAGAACATTGCGACCTTTAACTATAAAGACTAAGATAACTAACATCCTAGTTTGTCCTTCTTGTTGGGAACCCGATCAACCACAGTTAAAGCTTGGTATGTTTCCGATTAGTGATCCTCAAGCCTTACGCAACCCGCGTAGAGATACCAGTTATGTAGCGTCAGGGCTTGATACAAACAATTACCCTGCTGGCGGCTCAAGAATATTTGAATGGGGTTGGGCACCTGTTGGTGGAGCCTCACAGTTTGACGCAGTTTTAACACCTAATGCCTTAGTTGCAATAGGGCAAGTTAGTTCAGTAACTATAACATAGAGAATAATATGACGCATTTAACCGAAAAGTACCCACAAATTAAACCAGCACCTGCAGCTAACACATCAGGCTACCCACAAAAAGGTATTAAGACTACAGGTGTTAAGACTCGTGGTAACGGCGCCGCTACAAAAGGTGTAACAGCTCGCGGCCCAATGGCATAATATGAACTACCTTTTGCTTCGTCAAACAATACAAGATTATGCTGAAAATACTGAAAGCATGTTCGTGGCTAACATACCCATGTTTGTTCAACAATCAGAGCAGCGCGTATATAACAGTGTTCAAATACCCGTACTGAGAAAAAATGTAACAGGTGGCGTTACAATAAATAACCCGTATCTATCCTGCCCTGATGATTTTTTATCTGTTTACTCTTTAGCAGTCATAGATACTAACACCACGTACAACTATTTAATAGACAAAGATGTTAGCTTTATTAGAGAGTGTTACCCATCAGTAACTGCAACGGCGCTTCCTAAATACTATTCTATCTTTGGGCCACAGCTTGCTAATAAAAATGAATTGTCGTTATTAGTAGCCCCAACACCTAATGCAAACTATTCGGTTGAGTTACATTACTTCTATTACCCAGTAACTATTGTTCAAGGTATTGCTACGTTTGTAACTATTACTTCTGGTGGATCAAGTTATACTGATGGTGTTTATTATAATGTGTCTTTGTCAGGTGGCAATGGGTACTTAGCAACTGCAAATATTATTGTTTCGGGGGGTATTATAACCTCTGTGACCTTAGTAAGTGGCGGATCATTATATATGGTTGGCAACACCCTATCTGTAGCTGTTGGAAGTTTAGGCTCTGCAGGTTTTGGGCTAGCTATAAATGTATCAACGGTATCTAACTCAACGGGTACAAGTTGGTTAGGTGATAACTACGATCCTGTTTTGTTATATGGCGCTATGCGTGAGGCAATGATCTTTATGAAAGGTGAGGCTGATATGGTTGGCTACTACGAACAAAAGTATCAAGAAGCCTTGGGTCAATTAAAACGTCTTTCTGATGGTTTAGAACGCGGTGACTCATACAGAAATAACCAAACCAAACTACCGTATAGTCAATTATGATAGCGCAAGGGCAATGCACAATATTCAAAAAAAATGCGTTAAGTGGGATCGTGTATAAGATTGCTTTATATACAGCTAACGCTGATCTGAATGCGGAAACGCTTGTTTATACAACCAGCAATGAGGTTGTAGGTGCGGGCTATACTGCAGGTGGACAAGTTCTAACAACAATCCCTCCCGCTAGTTCAGGTACGACAGCATACATAAGTTTTGATAATGTTGTTCTATCAGGAACTTCTTTTATTACTAGGGGGGCATTGATATACAATGCAACTACATTAGCAGCGGTGGCTGTTTTAGACTTTGGAGCTGATAAAACAGCATCGGGAATCTTTACTATAACATTCCCACCAGCAACAGCAACAACTGCAGTTATTAGATATTCTTAGGAGCAACACATGCAAGAGTTACAAAATTTTGGGGATAACGCTATAGTTACTTTAGCTACTAGCGCAGCCGATAACGAGACAGTTGGTATTGAAGGGCATTACCATGTGGTATGCCGTGATGCTAATGGTGTTTTAAAATGGGAAGATAAAGTCCCTAACTTGGTTACGGCTGTTGGTAAACAACTGTTATTAGACACCTTATTAAAAGGTTCTGCGTATAGTGTTGTCGGGCCTTTTCTTGGCTTAATTAATAACACCTTTACCGCAGCGGCTACCGATACAATGGCTTCGCACACATGGACAGAGTTCACTAATTATACTGTTGGTGGCTCTACCGTACGCGGCACACCTGTGTTTGCCTCAGCTACATCTACAGGCGCAACACCTTCAAATGTAACAACATCAACAGCGGCTTCTATTGTGTATACGATAACAGGTGTTGGTGGTACGGTTTACGGTTGCTTCTTAGTAACAGGCACAGGTGCAGTCAGTACACAATCTAGTACTGCTGGAACATTATATAGTGAAGGTTTGTTTGCTGTAGCTAAAGTTACAACTGCAGGTGATACAGTTTCTGTTTCGTATTCATCAACTGCAACTTCTTAATAGGAACCTCCAATGGCATTAGTTTTCACAGATAAAACACAGGACACAACTACATCCACAGGCTCTGGCCCTTTTGTTTTATCTGGGACTGCACCTGCTGGATATCAAAACTTTAGTGGGATTGGCAATAGTAATACAACTTACTATGAGATTAATGATGCCAGTGGTAATTGGATGGTGGTTACGGGTGTCTATACATCTGCTGGTACATCTTTATCAGTAGTGACCGTGGAATCATCAAGTGCTGGCGGCACCACACCTGTTAGTTTTGGCGCGGGTTCTAAAACGGTATTCTGTACTTACCCTGCTGGTAAAGCGGTGCTCCTTGATACCTCTAATGCGTTAACCCTAGCTACACCATTGGCTGTGAGTTCAGGTGGAACAGGTGCCGCTACATTAACAGCTAATAACGTATTGCTAGGTAATGGCATTTCTGCCCCCCAAGCCGTAGCACCTAGTACTTCGGGGAATGTACTTACCTCAAACGGCACAACGTGGCAATCTACTGCGCCAGCGGCTAGTGGAGTCTCAAAAGGACAAGCCATTGGTTTTTCACTGATCTTTGGTTTATAGGAAGCAAACATGGCAAACCCTAATTTAGCAAGCTTAACAACAATTAATGGGAACATGTCTTCAGTTTCCTTAACAACTACTTCAGCCACTTCACTTATGTCTAATGCAGCGTCAAGCGGTATTGCATTTAAAGTGAACTCAATTGTAGTGGCAAACACCTCAGCATCTGCGGCTAACATCACTATTAACGTGTATAGTGCAGCGGCTCTTGGTGGTACAGCATTTCCTATTGCTTCTACTATCTCAGTACCTGCTAACGCCTCGCTCATTATTGTAGACAAGACCACAACATTTTACCTCTTAGAGAACCAATCTATCGGTGCTACTGCGGGTACTGCGACTGCCTTAGTAGTAACTTCAAGTTGGGAACAACTCTCTTAAGGGGGCTAAAATGTCAAACAGATATTTAGCAGGGTTCGTCCAAGCCGGACTCTTTAATCCTTTAATTGCTCCTACGCCTACGTATTTCTATAACCTTTATAGTTGGGGATATAATGCTCAAGGACAGTTAGGACTAAACAATATAACTAATTACTCAAGTCCTAAACAAGTAGGTAGTTTGACCACTTGGTTGAATATAACTGCAGGCTATGGACACACCGTAGCCACTAAAACAGATGGTACATTATGGTCTTGGGGATATAACGCGAATGGTCAATTAGGCTTAGGCAATATAACTAGGTACTCAAGTCCTAAACAAGTAGGTAGTTTGACCACTTGGTTGAATATAACTGCAGGCTATGGACACACCGTAGCCACTAAAACAGATGGTTCTCTTTGGGGGTGGGGTAGAAATGCTAATGGTCAACTAGGTTTAAGTGACCAAATAGACAGATCATCCCCTACACAAGTAGGTAGTTCAATCACTTGGACTAAAGTTTCCGCTGCAAATACCTTCACCATAGCCCTAGGATAAAGGAGAAATACAATGGCAACAGCAGTATATCCATACGTCCAATACTCAGGGATATGGACAAAACAAGCACAAATGCAAGCAGTCGCAGCGGGGACTTGGACGGGGT